TTACAAATAGTGCAGTTCAGTTCCAGAACAATGGAGCTCCATCTCGCCAATACTTTGCAGCAAACAATAGTTGTAATGGAACAACCATGCAATCCTCGCCCTTTTATATGGGCAACGATACTGTTCCACACGATCATACTGGGTATGTACGAAGCAATAACTTTGGCGTACAACTAAACTTTTCAGTACCACTAGATGGTGGCATGGTAGAAACCTGTAAAAGTATCGCCCGTAAACACGAACAAAAGATGCGTCTTGACTATGAATTAGTTAGGGCAATTAAATGTACTGAGATTATGAAATCTGGGTTTACTTTTAGACCCGGTAGTCGAGTCGAAGTCTTATGTCATGACGTAGTACCAATAGTCTCACTTGAATAATGGAAGCACTTGTAGCTGCTGTCATTGCAATAGTTGCAGGTGGCTCAGCTTTAAATAACAGATTACACAACAGAATAAATAATGTACATGATCGCATTAGTGGTCTTGACAGACGTATCGACTCTATTGAACTTAGCGTGGCTCAAGACTATGTATCTAAGGCTGACCTATCAACAATGGTTCAGCGTATGGAAGATCATATGGTGCGTATTGAAAACAAACTAGATCAAATTGTCCTTAGGAATTAAATGACTTATAAACTTGTCGATCTCTTTACTGAAAAGGTATTGGGCACATACGAAACTGCAGAACAGGCAGCCAAAGCTGAATCACATCTGGATCACCAGCAAGGTGAGACACGCTATGCAATTGAAACACCCGTAGTTAAGAAAACCCGAGCTAAAAAAGCAAGTGTCAAAAAAGAAAGCGACTGAAGATCAGTTTAATGAACTGCATCACCTAGTCACAAAGGAATTCCTTACTCGTATCAAAGCGGGTGAGGCTACAACACAAGACTTGAAGGCAGCATGTGATTGGCTAGCAAAGAATGACATCAGTGGTGTTGCTGTTGAAGGTAACCCGTTGTCAAAACTAGCTGGAATCATGCCTCAGGTTGATCCTGAACTTGTACAGAGCAGACTTTATGGCCGGAAGTAGTTCTACATACTATAAAAATAATCCGAAAGCAAAGGCTAAACGGAATAAGCAACAAGGACGCTACAACAAAACAGATAAGGGTTTAAAAATCCGAACTGCTGCCAACAAGTTAAACCGCAAACTCGGTACTTATGGCAATGGTGACGGTAAAGATGCTTCTCATACTGGTCCTAATAAAGGCAAATTAGAAAGTGCTTCTAAGAATCGCCGAAGACCACGTTTGAAATCATCTAAATACGCATGACACCCTTACTTCCAACTCCTGAACATTACCTTTACAACCTAATAACCATGACATCCTCTGAAGCCAAGCGCCTTTGGAGGCGCAGTATTAAAGAACACTTTGGCTGCACATGTGTTTATTGCGGAAAGACTTATGAACTATCTCAACTCACTTTGGATCATGTACATCCTCGCTCTCTCGGGGGCAGGAATATCAATACGAATGTCGTACCCGCATGTACCAGATGCAATCAGGACAAAGGAAGTAAACACTGGATTAAGTGGATGAGAGCAACCTTTGGATATAACCCGTTACGTGAACACTTAATCTCTGACTACATCAATTAAATGCATAAGAAAGGACACGGTCTGAAGATCGCAAGCTACACAAAACCTAAAAAGAAAAAGAAAAAGAAAGCCTGAACAACTAATTAATTACACGCCCCCGAAAGGGGGCTTTTTTTATGGACCATTATACTAAAGAAGCCTACGAAAAAGTAAGGAAACGAATTGTAGGTCATATAGATAAACTAGAAGCGGTCGGTAAAACTGGCAGTGGTGACTTATTTAATATTAAAAACTGGAGACGGTTTGGGGCTGCGTTTGCTTGGGATCCTGAAGTATATCTAGATATTCTGGAAAACCCAGATATGCCAGATAAAGAATTAATGTCTAAATTGAGAAATAAAGAATCTGCATTGATGAAAAAATGGGGTGTAATTGAAAAGTATCCATTACATCATATTATTGCCAGTAGAACAGGCGGTGACTTAGGAATAAGAACACCGGCTGATGAATGGCTAGAAGTGCGAGAAAGGTTATTCCAAAAATTTGGACTTAATCCAGGTAATGGTCCAGCTAACCTCAATGCATCTGGACAAATTAATGAATTAGCACATCTCAATCGTATAGGTGCGAAGGGTTCAGTATTTGAATTAGCAGGTGCTCCACAGGAAGTAATTGATGAATTAATGCCTAAATATTTGCACAGAAAAGGGCAAGATTTAGGAGAAGGCAGGAAAATATGGAGTGAAATGTTGCGTAAATCACCTGCTGAAAAAGCAACATTTTTAGAAAGCAAGATAACGCAACAATTGGAGCGATATGCTGATGCACAGAGTCTTACCCGTTTAAAATGGGAACGAGATTTAATGGATTCAGGGATTAATCTTTTTTTAGAAAAGACAGATCCAAACGGGTTTCCATTAACTGGATTTTCACCAACATCACGTATTGAAAACCAACCTTTATTTAAAGCTTTAGGTGAGGCAGTTGAGGTAACAAACAGTGCTGGTAAAAAATCATCTCTAGCCCAAACTGTTGCAAACGGTTTTGTTGGCAACAAACCCCCAACACCAATAACAGCCAAGAATGCAATACTTCCACTCAATACTAAAGAAGCAAAAAAATTTCAAAAATTATTATTAGACAATGGGGCAATGCATCTCAGAGCAGCAGGCATGGTCCCGTTTCTTGGTGCTCCAATCGGGGCTCTAAGCAAAGAAATTATTCAAGAAAGTCGAGACGAAGAAATACAAGAGAATCCTAATGACCCTTCTCTAAAGGTTAATAGATTTTTAGATAATGCATCTGGTACTGGCGATCAAGTTACAACTGCAGGTTATGCAGCATTGGGATCCGTACCTCAAGCAACTTCAATAGAAATGGGATTAGGTTTAGCTGCAGTTGGATCAGGTATGATTATAGGAGGAGAAGTTTTATCAACTGCGGCATCAATTCCTTCAGTAATTATTGATGGAGGTAGAGCTAGTTATCGGCACTACACAACTCCTCAGACAACACAACAAAAAGTAGACAAACTAAATACTATTAATCTTAATCGTTAATGACAAACGTCCTTGAGGCGTTACAAGATGACTTCAAGTTGTTCCTACAAGCTCTGTGGGGACAACTCGATCTTCCTACGCCTACACGCGCTCAATACGCTATCGCTGACTACTTACAACACGGTCCTAAACGCCTACAGATTCAAGCCTTCCGAGGAATCGGTAAATCTTGGATTACTGGTGCTTTCGTGTTGTGGACACTATTTAAAGACAAAGAAAAGAAGATCATGATTATCTCCGCTTCCAAAGAGCGTGCAGACAACATGTCTATCTTCTTACAAAAACTAATTATAGAAACTCCATGGTTAAAACACTTACAACCCAAATCAGACGACTCAAGATGGTCGCGGATAAGCTTCGATGTCAACTGTTCCCCCCACCAAGCACCTTCAGTCAAGTCTGTCGGGATTACTGGCCAACTGACCGGCTCCCGCGCTGACTTAATGATCCTTGATGACATTGAAGTTCCTGGTAACTCAATGACTGAAATGATGAGGGAGAAACTCCTTCAATTATGTACTGAAGCTGAATCAATCCTTACTCCTAAGGATGACTCTCGCATCATGTACTTAGGTACTCCTCAGACAGTCTTTACGGTCTATAGGAAGCTCGCTGAACGTAACTATAGGCCATTCGTATGGCCAGCACGTTTCCCTCGCTCTCTGTCTAATTACGAAGGGCTCATAGCTCCTCAATTACAAGAAGATATTGATCAAGGTGCTGATAAATGGGATGTAACTGACCCTGACAGATTTAATGATGAAGACCTTATTGAACGTGAAGCAGCAATGGGCAGAAGCAACTTCATGCTTCAGTTCATGCTTGATACCTCCCTTAGTGACGCTGAGAAATTCCCACTTAAGATGGCTGACCTTATCGTTACTTCCGTTAATCCCGATACTGCTCCTGATTCCATCGTCTGGTGCTCAGACCCAAGAAACTGCATCAAGGATCTCCCAACAGTTGGTCTTCCTGGAGATTATTTCTACTCTCCAATGCAACTCCAAGGAGAATGGTTACCTTACCAAGAGACAATCTGCTCGGTTGACCCGTCGGGCCGTGGCACGGATGAAACAGCAGCAGCTTTTATATCCCAACGGAACGGTTTCTTGTACTTGCACGAAATGCGTGCTTACAGAGACGGATACAGTGATAACACACTCTTGGACATACTAAGAGGGTGTAAAAAGTTTAACGTAACTAAATTAGTAATTGAAACTAACTTCGGTGACGGTATCGTTGCTGAATTATTTAAAAAACACCTACTGCAAACTAAACAAGGTATTGATGTCGAAGAAATCCGAGCCACCGTACGGAAAGAACAAAGAATCATTGACACCCTTGAACCCGTTCTTAACCAGCACCGCCTTGTTGTGGATCGCTCTGTTATTGATTGGGACTACAACTCCAACAAAGACGCAGCCCCAGAATCAAGACTCCTCTACATGCTCTTCTATCAGATGAGTCGCATGTGCCGGGAAAAAGGTGCAGTTAAACACGATGACAGACTTGACTGCCTTAGTCAGGGTATTCAATACTTTACCGATGCAATGTCTATCTCCGCTCAAGAACAAGTCAATATGCGTAAACGTGATGACTGGAATGACATGCTTAGAGCTTCAATAGATGACCCCCAAGGCTCCGCTAATCACCTCGTCTTAGGCTTCGATAAAGACCAAAGACAACAAGCTAGACGTAACTCCCAAACCTCAGTCCCTAACTGGGTTTAGGAGCGGTCCCACCCTTATACAGGGGAGATAGAGGGTGGACTATCTCTTTTGTACGAGAGGAGGGAGACAATCCTTCCTCTTTTCTAATATCCGCTGAATGGATATTCTGTAAAACACCGCAACTAACACTGACACATAAACTAGTACTTGTTCTAAATAACATCTATCTCATTGTATTACCATGTATGTAATTACTGTTGAGATCTTTGTTATAGGGTACACCTGCGTTAGTTAATTACTTACATATGTACATACATGAAAGCATTAGAATTTGAAGGTAACTCTCCAGGTATGAGGTACGAATATCACCGTACTAGAGAAGGTCCTAATTTCTTTGTTAGCTATTACAAAGGCTCAGCTCGGGGACATATAGACCCTAAAGAATGTTGGCGTACCTTAGGTGTAGCTAAGTTCACTGATTCCGGTAAAGCACTTAAAGAATGGTGCCTTGAAATGGATGAACTATACGTTCAGTCGAAACTGGAACCTCGTAAAGATACTTCCTTCGCTTCAGAAGTGCAGGATGAAGAAGAATCTCCAACTGATAATACTAAAATGATTACTTGATGCTTACTTATATCTCTTATATTAAGGGGTTCTTCTCTGTTGTACTGTTTAATTGCGTTCAACCTGTTAATTGGGGGTCTTGTGCTCCTGTTTTTGTCTGGGTCCCTCCGTATATTAATGATGCTTACGTGTTTCTAAGTCAGAAACCATATCAACAGGAACTGGATTACCTCGTAGAAAAATGACATAATTTTGTTTACCCATATACGTAGGAGCAGGGACGCAATTTACCCCCAGTGGGGGGTGTATATCGCCGCATTAGACTGCTAGTGGCGTGCAAAACACTACTAAGTAACACGTATTCGTTACTAATTTGTGCCGCTATCGTTCACTCAATCAAAACCAATCTGTCGCGCCAATATTATTTAATTTTACACAATCATCACGAACTGATAACATTAACTAATGACTCACTATGTATGAACCAATAGCTGCAATCAAGATTATTAAATGTAAACAATGTGGAGCTGATGTTCGATGCAATGCTAACTATCCAATCACTGAACTAACGTGTAGTCAGTGTCATCGTATCAATCAAGATAAGGGTACTAAGTAACATCACACTCATAGCGTGCTAGCTGATACATATGCTAGAATGAGTAAGCATCATCCAGTAGTGGACAGTCAACAAAGAGGCACAGCACCCCTTGAAATCCGTTGCCTTTAGTGCAATACTATAAGAGTCAAAGGAAGCGCACCTCACCTAGCTTCCACAAGTGGACAGTCCACAAGGTGTCCACTAAATCACCCAAAGCACTGCATTATCTGCTATGCTTACAGCATCGACACTCAAGCACTACCTCTCACGCTATTGACTCAACTCTCACCAATTGACAGAAAGTATCTCATCGCTGGCTTAGTCGGCGAGTATGAGTATCTATGCCACGATGACTTACAAGATGATGATATGACACCAGCCGAGCATTATGCCAAGCTTGTAACATATAGTGATGACGAGTTACTAGAAGATAGTGACTTAATTGATTCACCTTATGTTGACGCCGAAGACTTCTATGATTCGTATTCATCGTATGTTCCTCCCGAGTATTCTCTTTAGTCACAATCATCCACTTATGGACAATTCTATTATGCATCATCCTTCTAAGAACGTCAACTTCTGGTATTACTATCTAAACGAGTACAACGACAACATTTTCCCATTGTGTCATTTGTACTCTTTCATTGAAGTAATCAACGACTATGAATTTTGTGACTGATTCTCTCCTTCTGTCATCCTTAGCGTTGACAGTATGAGGTAATCATTACCTCTTTCACTCTACATTCAATTTATTATGTTCTTCACTCCTTCAACTCGTAACGCTATTAAGTCTTCTGCTGTTAACAACATCGAAGTCAATCAGTCTACTAATCAAGCCATCGTTACCTTCAACAGTGGCAAGCAATACCTTTACAGCGGTATCTGCGAAGATGCAATGTTTGACATCATCTTTGGACAAGTCAAGTCTTTCGGCAAGTGGGTTAATGCTTCTTGCGTCAAAGACTCCGACGTTTCCGCTTTTGCTCTTGCTTGAGTTTCACTAACTAACTATTCACTTTATTCCACAATCATCCACTTATGAACAATCTTTTCGCTATCCAAACTGTTACTCGCAGCTCTTCTGCTATTAATGCAATCACAACCGACTTAATTGGTGGTGAGGTTCTCGTTGAGTATAAGAATGGGGAATGTTATTCCTATTCCAATGTGTCACGTCGTGCCATCTTGAATCTCTTACTTCAGAAAAACATCTCTCTTGGTTTCTGGGTTAACGAGAATCTCCTCTTCTGTGATGCCAAGTGTGCAACTTATGGCAGTTGTGAGCATCTTCAGTTTGCCTATTGATTAACACTTTCACACTCAACACTATTCAA